GAAGATCATAGCGATGTAGGCAAAGGTTGGGGACAAGGAGCGGCTGCTACAGCACACGGTACTAGCAAATGGGCCGGTGCTGGTCACGATGATAGTGTTCACGAAAATCCAGAATGGTATAATGATGAAGCCAATGGCATGACCAGCAGCCAACTAAAGAGTCTAGTCAAACATGCATCTAAACTACGTCATGCTGTCAAACAAATGCAAGCACAAGGCGATACATTGGAACCGTGGCAACAAAGTAAAGTTACTAAGGCCGCTGATTACTTAGATGCGGTGTTTAATGCTGTAGACGATGAACACGATATGGGCGAAGAACAAGATGCTTATTTAGAGTCACTATCTTCTAAGTTAGCTGAAAAACTTAAACCCAATGATCCAGTAAAAAAGTATATTGATGATTTTGCCAAAGCTGCTCAAACACCTAACGCAAAAGGTCATCATCAGTTTAAAAACAAGAGTCCAGAAAAAATACGTCAGATGGCTATTGCTGCCAGCTACGGCGCTAAAAATCCTAAGAAGAAAAAGAAATGAGAGCCGAAGAATTTATTACTGAATCAGCCGCTTGGCAAAAATCAAGTGGTAAAAATAAGAACGGTGGCCTTAATAAAAAAGGCGTAGCGAGTTATCGTCGCGAACATCCCGGTAGTAAACTACAAACTGCGGTGACTACTAAACCCAGTAAGTTAAAGAAAGGCAGCAAGGCCAGCAAACGTCGTAAGAGTTTTTGTGCTCGTATGAAGGGCATGAAGAAACATCGTACAGGAGCCTCGACCAAGAGAGATCCAAATAGCCGCATTAATAAAGCACTACGCAAATGGCATTGTGAAAGTGTTGAACAACTATACAATGTATTACAAACATTGAAAGAAGCAGCCAATCCTGCTCAACAGGCCGCTATTGCTATCAATATGAAAAAGCATCATGAAAAGCCAAAGAGTGAAAGCACAGGCGATAAATCAACCGACCCCGGACCAAGAGAATTTGTTAGTAATAAATTTTATGTTAAATTCACAGATGATGCTCTTTTAATATACGATGGCGGGGAACTTGTTTATAAAAGACCTGGAAATTTTTCAAACCCAACTAGAGGAAATGCCTCCTCTGCTAAAGGTGTTACTACCGATTTATGGCGACTTAAACAAAACCCAGAATTTATATACACATCTAGTTCTCCTTATATTGTAGTAAATCCAACTAATGTACAACGAATGGCAGATAAAAAAGGCATTCCTTGGAATAAAGATAGAAAATTTTTAAATTTATTAAAAAAATTAACAGGTAAGGGTCATTTAGACATCATGACTCCAGAAGAACTTAGAACAGTATTTGATTATCTAAGAAAGATAAAACTTAAAGAAAACTTTGCTGATGGTAAGAATCCCGGACGTAAAGGGTTGGCCAAACGTAGTGGTGTAAATACCAAAGCGTCAGTTAGCAGTTTGAGAAATACTGCTAAACATAGTAGTGGTGAGAAACAACGCATGGCACATTGGTTGGCCAATATGAAAGCAGGCCGAGCTAAAAAGAAATGAAAATATTAGAGTTTATCAAGAGCGATTACGAAATCCACGGTCGTAAACACTTGGATAAGTACCTTGTTGAACTTTGTAATCTTATTGTTGCTGGACAAAAGAAAGATGCTGAAAAGTTTGGTATGGTCTCTGCCTGTGTGTTAGATCCAGATCATCGTGCGGTTGCTCGTACCAGTATGAAAGTTGGCAACAAATGGAGCCATGCTGAACGTAATGCTATAGATGCGTATGAACGAGAGTATGGTGAAATCCCTGAAGGTAGTATTATACTAACAACTCTAAGTCCATGTGATGGTGCTATGGCGGATCGTTATCAGGGCAGTTGTACAGATTATATTAATGCTAGTCCTGTAAAGAAAGTCTACTGTGGTTATAGCGACCCAAGTCAACACAATGAAGATTTTGAATTCACTGTAGAAACTACCAGCAATAAAGATATTCAAAAATTGTGTAAAAAATTTGCCGATACATTTTTAGGTGATGAGAATCATCCTATGGAAGATGCTAGTGGAGTTATTGCCACTAAGAAACAGGCCAATGATCCACGCTATTCAATGAGTTTGACTCAAGATGTTCGTCCAGGACAAATTGAAAAAAATCTTAAAGCATTTAATTTGGCAGAAGAAGGTACACAATAATGTCAACAACATATACTTGGACTATCGACAATGTGGATTGTATCCCAGAAGCTAACGGATTACTTAACATTATATCTGCAGTACATTGGAGATTGACCGCATCCGACGGTGTCAATACTGGAGAAGTTTACGGTAAGGTGCTATTAGATTTCCCTGATTCAGATAGTTTTTCTAACTTTGACACACTGACAGAAGATCAAATAGTTGCGTTTTTACACGGCGCAATGACCACTAACGAAATAACAAAACAAATGGCTGTTGCTGATTATGAATTGAGTAAATCAAAAGAGCATTTGGCTAAATCAGTTCCCTTACCTTGGCAATAAAATAGTTGATTTTTAAAAAATACTCCTGTATAGTAATGTACAAGGAGATTTTTTATGAGTAAAGCATTTGGTGCTCCAGAACAAGCAAAAATTAAACAAATTGTAGCCGAGGGTGTTACAGTTATGCAAGAAATTCAAGACCTTACAGAAGGCCTGAATGAAACAATCAAAGCAGTAGCAGAAGAACTAGAAGTCAAACCTGGTGTTATTAAAAAAGCAATTCGTATCGCACAAAAAGATCAATGGGATCAAGTATTCCGCGAGTTTGATGATTTAGAAACCATTGTTGACATCAGCGGACATGCAAACCGTAGAGACGACGAATGACACCATTACGTCCTAGTAGGCATGAGGAACCGTCAACACTCTATGCAGTAGATGACGATGTACAGGCCAACGATTTCTTGTTTAATTTGGCAGTAAATGCTATACAAGTAGCAAAGTCCGAATTAATAGAAGTGCCTAAAAATAGTGAAAAAATTCACGATTTTGTCTGGTTTAATGTCTTTCCAGGGGAACATTATAGGATTTTAAGGGCTTTTTCTAAGATTTTGAATGCCACTTGTATAACTGAGCTCGGAACATATACGGGCATGGGAACAGCATCCTTTTTACAGGCAAATAATAATAGTGTTATACATACATTTGATATTTTGCCATGGGATAGCGGTGCGTCACATATATCTAAAGAAAACTTAAACTCTGGTAGAGTAAAATACCATGTGGCTGATTTAGCAGATCCCGCAGTATTTTCCCAATACAAATCTATTCTAAATCAATCCGATATTATATTTTCAGATGGTCCCAAAGATGGCGTATTTGAAAATAAGTTTTTAAATCTACTAACCACTTTAGATCCAAAACCAAATAAATTATTGATATTAGATGATACAAAAATATTACGAAATGCCAATATGGTGGAAACTTGGAGGCGTATTCAGTCACCCAAAATGGATATAACATCTTTTGGACACTGGTCTGGAACTGGCATTGTTGATATTAGTCAGCCATTACGATTTATATTTTGATTAATTTTTTATTACAAAGTTAACCGTTTTAATTGACTGTATAATTTCATATCTATATACTAGTAACAACTGATTAAATTCAGTAAAATATAAAGGAAACAAAATGAAGAAAATTGGCAAAGAAACAAAAACATACAAGTTGTTTACTGCTCTTCAAGCAGGCGATGTTGTTACTCAAGCACAGGCGGCTAAACGCTTTGGTATCAAGAATATCCGTGCTGAAGCAACTCGCATCCGTCAAGCAGGTTATGCAATTTATGCTAACCAACGTGTTGCTGGTAACCACACCACCGTTACTGAATATAGTTTGGGAAACCCAAGCCGTCGAATCGTAGCTCTCGGTTACAAGGCCCAATCAATGGGTATTACCCTTTAATTGTTAAAACAGTGACATAGGCCCACTTCGGTGGGCTTTTTTATCGTATGATGGACACAATTTTTAAACCCACGCTAACCTGGATAAAAGATGACTACAAATCTAATCGTTTTCGGTTCATTGTTGAGCTTGTGGCTTGGACTATTAGCATCGCGTGTAGCATTGCGATGGCAGTCACGGTACCCAATCCTCCGTTGGTTTTACTATATCCCACTTGGATTTTTGGCTGTATTTTGTATGCTTGGGCTTCTTATACTAGGAAATCATTTGGCATGCTTGCTAACTACATCTTGCTTGTAAGCATAGATTCCATAGGCCTCATTAGAATGTTGGCTAAATATTTGTGAGAATGGTACAGCGAGCCATAAATCGCACCGTGGTATTTGAGGGCCGTAAATCTCAAGGAGAAAAACAATAATATGAGTTATGTCGACGCCATCTGGGATCGCGACAAAGACATTGTCAAAGTTGTCGAACGTGATCCAAAAAAGGGTAGAATCTATACAGATTTTCCAGCCCGCTATCTATTTTATTACCCAGACCAAAAAGGAAAATACAAAAGTATTTTTGGTGAAAACCTATCTAAGGTTTCTTCACGCACCTACAAAGAATATCAAAAAGAAATTAGAATACATTCTAGTCACAAGCTATACGAAAGTGACATCAATCCTGTATTCCGTTGCTTAGAAGAAAACTATCTAGGCAAAGATTCCCCAAAACTAAATGTAGCGTTTTTCGATATTGAGGTGGACTTTGATCCAGAACGTGGCTATGCGTCACCAGATGATGCGTTCATGCCAATTACTGCGATTGCTGTTCACCTACAATGGATGGATACACTGGTATGTCTTGCTATACCACCAAAGACGCTGACAATGGCTCAAGCTGAAGAACAAGTTAAAGAATTTCCTAACACCATACTGTTTGAAACAGAATCAGAAATGTTAGATACATTCTTAAATTTGATTGAAGATGCTGATGTATTAAGTGGTTGGAACTCGGAAGGCTTTGATATTCCATATACTGTAAATAGAGTTACCAAAGTATTGAGTAAAGAAGATACTCGCAGGTTTTGTCTATGGGATCAATTGCCCAAGAAAAGAGAATTTGAAAAATATGGAAAGACTGCCGTTACTTATGACCTTATCGGTCGTGTTCACCTTGATAGTCTCGAGCTGTACAGGAAGTACACATATGAAGAACGACACACTTATCGATTGGACGCAATCGGCGAAATGGAAATTGGTGAAAGTAAAACTGTCTATGAGGGCACATTAGATCAACTTTACAACAACGACTTCCGCAAATTTATTGAATATAATAGACAAGACTGTGCGCTACTTGATAAACTAGATAAAAAACTCAAGTTTATTGATTTGGCAAATACTGTTGCTCACGAAAATACTGTGTTGCTACAAACTACAATGGGTGCTGTGGCTGTTACAGAACAAGCCATTGTAAATGAAGCACACCATAGAGGTATGATGGTGCCAAGTCGGCCTAAACGAGATCAAGACATTAGTACACAGGCTGCTGGGGCTTATGTTGCCTATCCCAAAAAAGGACTACATGATTATATTGGATCAATGGATATTAACTCACTGTATCCTTCTGTAATTCGTGCGTTGAACATGGGTCCAGAAACTATTGTTGGTCAATTACGTCAAGATTATACTAAAGAAGAAATTGAAACTAAACAGGCCAAGGGCGACAGTTTTGCTGGAGCATGGGAAGGTAAATTTGGTGCCAATGAGTACGAACTTGTTATGAATCAGGATCGAGCTAATGATATTATCATTGATTGGGAAAATGGTGAAACAAATGTAATGAGTGGTGCTCAGATTTATGAACTAATTTTTGACAGCGGTAAGCCTTGGATGTTGAGTTCTAATGGCACAATTTTTACACATGAAAAAGAAGGTATTATTCCAGGGTTGCTTGCCCGCTGGTATAAAGAGCGTAAGGAAATGCAGGCCAAGCTCAAAGAAGCTATTAAAGCGGAGAATAAAATTGAAGAAGAATACTGGGACAAAAGACAATTGGTTAAGAAGATTAACCTTAACAGTTTATACGGTGCTATTCTTAATGCTGGTTGCCGTTTTTTCGATAATCGCATTGGTCAGTCAACCACTCTTACAGGCCGAGGAATCGCAAGACACATGGCCGCAAAAATCAACGAAGTCATTACCGGAGAATACAACCACATCGGGAAAAGTATCATTTATGGAGACACTGACTCCGCTTACTTCAGTGCCTATACATCCTTAAAGAAGGAAATAGATAAGAAAGAAATCCCGTGGAATAAAGACACAGTTGTTCAACTCTACGATACTATTGCGGCTGAGGTGAATAGTACATTCCCGCAATATATGTTAGATGCTCACCATTGTCCAAAGTCACGTGGAGAAGTTATTAAAGCTGGGCGTGAAATTGTTGCTATCAAAGGCTTGTTCATTACTAAGAAGCGTTATGCGGTGCTATATTATGACAAGGAAGGCAAACGTAGTGACGTAGATGG